ACTACTGCTTCAATGTAAGAGATAAGACCGTTACTACGCTTCACCAAACGTTCAATCTCCATCGAGAATTTAGTTGGTGTTAGAAACTTGTCCTCTACTTGTTCTTTAGGCATGGACTTTTCCCCTGACGAATTCTTCGATATAGGATTTAAGTAATTGTAAATAGTCATCAAGATTGTACTTCTGAAATACTTGAATAGTTCCCTCTTCAGTGGCGATAAGTGTGACAATTTTCTTTACCTCTAATCCTGAACGCTCAAGGAACATCGCTGCATATGCAGTCTCTTGCACAAAGTAGTGCTCAATATGATCTTCCTTCTTTTCTTTGGTTGAAGTTTTAAAATCGATTACTGCCAACTCGCCATCAAATTCAGCAATACAGTCTACACGACCAGCTAAACCGAGATAATGAGAGTATAAGAAAGTCTCTAGGCAATGAATGTTATTGATACGATTCAGCGTAGACTTTGCTGACTGAAACATTCTAACAGACAATGGATTATTTTCCAAGTATTTGTCTAAGTTCAGTTCACCTTTGAAATAGTCTTCAGAGATTGCATGGAATGCAGTCCCTCGTTGTGTTGCTCTAGCAGTAATTCGATTTGCCTCGTTTTCACCAATTCTAGTTCTCCATTTTTTGAAGAACTGTGCGTTCTTAAACGATGTGACAGAGGTTACACTTGGATAGTATTTATCAGCACCAGGGATGGGATAAAATCTAGTCCCATCCTTAGTTACTGGTTCAACCTCTACATGTTCGCGAAGGTTAACATCAACAAAATTAAACATCAAAATCCTAAATTGTATTTGGTAAGTAGATATGACTTAACCAGACCAGAGCGAACGATATCCTCAATACCGAATTCTACACAAGTAAACTCACGCATACTCTGCAAAATTTTAATGAAGTCTGCAATACCAGACTTCTCATTCTCTTTAACAAGATCAGTCTGGGTGATATCACCACACAACATAATCTTAGAGTCTTCACCGATACGAGTGATCATTGAATCAAGTTCATGGAAGTTCAAGTTACTGAACTCGTCAACAATGACAATACAGTTATCCATAGTAACACCACGGATGAAACTGGTAGACCAGAAACTAATAGTTTCTTGTGCTCTAAGATTATCATAGAGCATATCAAAGGAATTGTCATCAGGCATAGAGAACATATACCTGACCATATTTTTATATGGAATTTGATAGAGAGCAGATTTGTCCTCATGATCTCCAGGTAGGAAACCAATCTCTCTAGTAGGTACGAGTGACCTTACAATGTATATCTTATCATAAGGTGTGTTTTCGTCAAGTACCTCTTGGAGTGCAAGGTACAAAGTGATAAAGGTTTTACCAGTGCCTGCAGCACCATGCAGCAAAATGTTTTGACCCTCGGCATACTGTTCAAACACAGTCTCCTGATTTGGAGTGAGAGGATTGATAGGAACCATGTAGGAACTATCAATTGGTTTCTTTCGTTTGATTTGCTTTGCAGTCATATGAGGAGGGACAGGATTACTGGTGGTATTCCTTTTACGTGCTCTTGCCATATCAAGTGAATCGACTCAGGTTTGCTCGTGGGTGTGCTTTCTGGACCTTGGACATTACTTCCTTGAATCCATCAGACTGTTTAGGTTGACCGTAGGTAGTACCTGCAACGCCAGCCTCCCAGTCCTTGTCCCAATCGGGATTATCTTCTTTCCACTGACAATATTCTTTCATTGTCATACGGAATTCTTTTTTCTCTCCCGTCTTAAGATTTTTTACATTGTATGTAGGCATCTAACAATCCTCCGTTTTATTGTATTTTTTACGGCACTTTTTTACTTCTTTCATTTCATCCTTGATCATCTGATAAGCATCCTCAGCGTTAATTCTACCACCAAGTTCCATGGCACAGATAACTTCAACTCTAGTCCCGAAGTGTTTGAGTGCTTCCTCAAAACAATTTAGTTCTTCATACATTCCCATCAGTCAATCCTCAATGAGGGTTGAAGACAGTCACAGTCATCAAGTCGCTCAGGACAACCGCAGTCGCCGTCAGGACACCATTCAAGCGCCTCAGAGACGACTGGGAACTGGCAGATGAAATGCTGCTTGCAGAGTTCTGCAATCTCCATATGCTCCTTCTGGGTGCCGTTGGCAGTCCTCAGATTGATGTAATGGATCCATGACCTAAGATTTCCTGTCATGTAGAGTTTTGTCCCTACGGCGAGAGGAAGCACAAAACGTGCACACTCCTTTGCAATATCATCTTCAAGCATCTCTTGGTATAGTTTCATACCTTGCTCGAAGTGTTTCTGCATTAAGATCTCATACTTCTGTTTGAGAAACGGATCAATAGCATCGATAGAATTCTGCCTATTCTTGTGGTCTTGAAGACGGAGTTCTGGGAGAGAGATCTTCTCACCGAGTAAGGAAGAATCAGCATAGCGTTGGGAAAACTCTTGAAAGCAGAAGCTACGGTGACGTAGGATTTGAGCTGCCAGACCTCTAGTGGTAGAGATCTCCAGGGTCATCGTTGCTTGCTCAAACACAGACCAGTGTCCATGCTTGATACAATACTTCAGCAGTCCTGCCACCTTTGGATTCTCCTGATTTGCAGGATTGCTTACACGAGCAATGTAACCGATTGTTTTCTCTGCATCAGGAGTGACAGAGACCAAACATACTTTAGTCATTCTTTATCAATAAAAAGTCGGGCGAGGAAATACAAACCAAGTGCTTTGAAATAACCAATGGTGGCAAGACCGAAGATACCTGGCAGCAATGCATTCCATAATAGCATAATAATAGCAGGTTTTACAAAGAAAGCAACGGCAGCACCCAGTGCTTTCATCGCTGCTTCTTTCTTCTCTTGTTCTACCAGTTCATTCTTTTCTTCCTGCTCTTGCTCCTCAAAGGCGCGTTTGTCAAAATAGATTGTCATTTTTTCTTTTTCTTTGGTTCGTTCGGGTCTACCCATAGTTTAGGACTAACTCTACCTTCAGTTTGTGTCATTTTAATGAAATCATATCGATATAGATCCCAATAATAATCAAAAATTTCTACTTGTTTTACGGAAGCAACGATATCAAACTTTGTGAGACCGTCCTGCAAATATTCTACAAGGTATGCGGTGTAAGGAAGCGACCGATCCTGTGCAAGGGACGGGTCACATTCCTTAGCGATAAACTTCAAGAGCGACCTCCCCATTCAATGCTAGGAAATGCTTCACTAACTACTGCTTTAGTGATTCGCTTATACTTATCATTCATGCGCCCATCCTTGGCAAGAACCAAAAGTTCTGCCTCTTCTGCAGACAGTCCTTCCAAAAGTTGAACGAACATGGACTCTCGTTTCAAGGAAGGAAGTTTATCCTGCCCACCTTTGAAGAATCGATACAGACCACGATACTCTTGTTCAAGACGTGTGTGATCAGTTCCAACTGGTGCATCATTAGGAGTGTAAGGTACATCACCTTCAGGCATCATAGAAACAATGCTCTCATCAAAGTTGATGATCAACAACTGTCTGAGAGCAGTGCTATTGTGTTTACGAAGAAGGTCTACTTTTTCCTTCTTTGTTTTAGCATTAGAGACCTTTCGTAAGATCTCACTAAGTAGCAACCTTGAGTTGCTATTGTCAATAGATTTTGTAGGCATAATTAACTCCTTTAATCATTCATCATCCTCATCTTCAAACTCAGTCCAGTATTGCGTGTCTGGTCTGATATAGATAAGTTCGTCATGTAACATGTTACCATCTTCATCGAACATTTCAGGATGTGTTACTGATTTGGCATATGCTGCGTTCTCGATGAAGTCTTCTACATACCCTTTCGCTAACCAGGACAGTGTAGTTCCCAGTAAAAACGCTCCGAGTACAACTAAAACTACTAGTGCAATTAACATGGTTTCCCCCCGTTTAACCGTTTACAATAATATGGAAACCAACCCTCCTATGTTTTGAACTCAAGATTATTTAGTACTAAACAAGGTTGTTTTCTCTGAGATATTTGACAGTTTCTGTGCAACCTCCGAGACGTTTTGAGTCTAGCAGAACTTGGGGAAATGTGCTACCAGTACCAAACTGTTGGTAGAATTCTTCTCGATTAAAATGTGTGTCCAAGCGATACTCCGTAAAAGAATATCCCTTTCCCATCAAAACTTGTTTAATTTTGGTGCAATAAGGGCAACCGTTGCGAGTGTATACAGCAAAGTTCATAATATCCTCTGATGAAAAAGGGACCTCATAGAGGTCCCATTGGGTGTTCCGACTAATGTAGAGACCGCACGAAAGGTCTCATATTATATATCAGAAACTCCAGGTTGCACCAACCTTAGTTGCATAACCGTTGTCGGCATCATCAACGCCACCAGCGAATGCGAATTCACCGTAGATGGAGAGTTCCTCAGAAGCAGCGACAGATGCGCCAACCTTACCAGAGAGAACGGTGTCGCTTTCACCACCGTCAACAGTGACGAAGCTAGGACCAACCTGTGCGTAGTAGCCTACAGCACCGACTTCGCCAGCATAGCCCACATGAGCGTCTGTCGTCGTTCCAGTGTAATCCGAGCCAGTGAAACCCGAGTTTGCCTCTACATTAACGTAGGGGCCAGCAAGGGCAGGTGCTGCAAGCAGGGGTGCAGCGGCAGCAAGTGCGATTGCAGATTTGATCATTGTTTTTTTACCTTTTAGTTACTTGCGGAATGGTTACCCGCAGATTGAAGCAGACTCGACTTGTCTGCGTTGGGGATAATTATAACACATACCTGAAGAAGTGGCAAGTGTTACAAGTTTGTAAT